TGGAGGGTGCAGAAACAAAAGCAAGGGCAGTATTGGACTTTCTTAAATGGAAATCGTATATTGTTACTATATTTGTGATTGAAGACGGTTCACCTAAGATTGTTAAGGAGTGGAAGGGATGAGACGTAAATCGGTGGTGGATTTGAAAATTGATAAATACTATTATGGAAAAAACCAGATCAGTTGGGAGGCCAAAGGAGGCGTTAGATTTGCAGGAGGGATGGCAGATTGAAGTATTAGACCTTTACAAAGTAGGAGCGTCAGACGTTGAAATTAAAGCTCTGATTTACGGGTGGAGAAAGTCTTTTTCAAACGACCTTTGGATTAGATGGATGATTGATGAGCCTGAATTTTCAGAAACCGTAAAGATGGGTAGGGTTTTGTCTGAGTCTTGGTGGGCTGAATCGGGACGAACAAATTTAAAAGACAAAGACTTTAGTTATACAGGGTGGTACATGAATATGAAAAACCGCTTTGGGTGGGCTGATAGCTTGAAGACTGATGTTACTACAAACGGCAAAGATATACATCCTCCAATAAAATGGGTAGATGGAGATACTGAATAATTATAAATCATTATTCAATTCAAAGCCTTCCAATAGATACTTTTTAATGACAGGTGGCAGAGGTTCGGGTAAGTCCTATGCCATTTCTTTATTTTTATTAAATCTTACTTATGAGTTAGGCCATGTCATTTTATTTACACGTTGGACGCTAACGAGTGCTAATATTTCAATCATCCCAGAATTTTTAGAAAAGATTGAGCTACTTAATTTATCGAAAGATTTTGAGGTAACCAATACCGAAATAATCAATAAGCATACAGGATCTAGGATAATATTTAGAGGCATAAAGACCAGCCAAGGAACGGCAACGGCTAACCTAAAATCTATCCAAGGAGTTACAACGTGGTGTCTTGACGAAGCTGAGGAGCTAACGGATGAGGATGTATTTGATAGAATTGATTTATCCATCCGAGCCGTTGACATTCCAAACAGGGTTATTCTAGTGATGAATCCAGCCTACAAAGGTCATTTTATCTATAAGAGATGGATAAAAAACGGCAAACAGGATGACACGAAATATATTCATACGACCTACATTGAAAATAAAAAGAACCTTTCGGAATCATTTATACAAGCAGCCGAAAAGACTAGGTTAAATAATATCATTCGATACAATCATTTATTCTTAGGTCATTGGCTCGATGACGCTGAAGGACTCCTTTGGAATCGTTCCATCCTTGACCGTCAAAGGGTTCGGGTTTCGCCTGAATTGGTGCGGGTAATTGTATCGATAGATCCAGCAGTCACTAAAACGATGGATAGCGATGAAACGGGAATCATAGTCTTAGGTAAATCGGCAAACGGTCATATTTATGTTTTGGAGGATATTTCAGGGAAATATAGCCCGCTCGAATGGGCAACCGTTGCGAACCAAGCCTATATAAAATGGAATTGCGATGCTTATGTAGCTGAAAAGAACCAAGGTGGTGATATGGTAATGGCAGTCATAAGGCAGGTAGACAAGACCAATCGAATCATCCTAGTTACAGCTACAAAAGGCAAAGCATTACGAGCAGAGCCGATTTATAGCCTTTACGAACAAGGTAAAATATGGCACGTTGGTATGTTCCCAAAACTCGAAAGCCAAATGGTAACGTTTAATCCAGATTCGAATAAAGACAGTCCTGACAGGGTTGATGCAATGGTGCATGGAGCGACCGAATTAGTAATTAAGAGGCGTACCTTTGCAATTGCGTAAGAAATTAGTAATATTGTAAAAAAATATGTATGGCATTAATAGATGTTTTTAAGGGCGTTGTAAATAACCTATTTGGTTCGAATGGGAATGTTTTAGGTTTAGGCGGTGTAAATTTTAATCAAGTGGTAGGCCGCTCAGCTCCATTTATTGGTACTGAAAATAAAACCCGCTACATTGAGGACTTTGAGAAAATCAAATATGCCTATGCAGTCATATCATTTATATCCTCTAAGGCAGCAAAGGTTCCAACTGCCATGTTTAAAATCGGACGGGACGGTCAAAAAGAGAAAATACTTGAAAATCTATTGCTTGACAAGCTAAACAGGCGACCAAACTCATACCAAACAGCCTACCAATTTAAGTATCAGTTATACGGATATTATGGGTCAACAGGAGAGGCATATATTTATTGTCCTAAACTATCAAGTGGTAGATGGGATGAAATGCACATTATTCCATCTAACCATATAGACCCTATTTATGAGAGGACGTTTGAGGGTGCAAGTGGTTTTTTAATCAATGACACGGGACAAGTCATTTCACCCGATGAAATGATATACTTACGAAATGAAGCGTTTGATTTAGTCCAAACGGGTGTGGGATACAAAGGACTAAGCCCAATGCGATCCCTTGTAACGATTTTAAAAAAATCTGCTGATATTGAGAATGCAGATTTAGCAAGCATTCAAAATGGTGGCGTTATGGGCATTATTACCGATAAGACAAGACAAGATGATTCAGGCAATGAGCCGTGGAATCCCGAACAAGTAGCATTGGTTGAAAATAAGATGCGACAAAAAGCATATGGCCCGAATAATAAGGGTAAATTTTTGGTGACATCTGGAGACGTTTCATTTATCCCAATTGGTTTGAGTCCAATCGACCTGAATTTGTACGAATCGGATAAGAAAGTGTTAGAAGATATTTGCATCGTTTTTCATGTTCCTTACATGATTTTTAGGCAGGACAGTACAAGTCAATCCTTTGGAACGGCTATGAGGGAAGCGAGGAAAGCCGCGTATACTGACGCTATTTTAACTTGGGTGGAATCGTTCCATGATTCTTTGAATCATTATGGTATAGAAGGTTTTGAAAAGACTGGAATGGTTGATTATGATACGTCAGGAATCGAGGAACTGCAAGGAGATGAAAAGATGTTAGCCGAAAAGCTAAATATTCAATGGTGGAAAACAGTAGCAGACAAGCAGCGTGAAAGCGGCATGGACGTTGATGAAGAAATGGAGGGCGTTTATATGTTCCCAACTAGCATACAACCGTTTGAAGATGCTAACTTTGTGAATGATATGGCCACCATTGAAAGACGGCTAAGAAATGAACTTTGAAAAGCAAGCTAAAGCGAGGCGAAATAAAATAGACCTTTATGAGCGAAAATATGCTAAGGTTTTTAGAAACGTCATACTTAAACAGCTAAATTCATTTATTGAAGGTGTAGAATCAAACCCGATTATAGCAGCCGATTCGATTAGTATTTATTTTACCGAAAAGCCTATTTCGGATGCATACACCGCAATGATAATAGACACAGGAGAAGCATTCAGGATCAGAAACTTTAATCGGGTGGTCAAGGCAGTTTCGGACGGTGCATGGGAAACGATTGTAAGCAATTATTTAGAATTGTATTCAGGCTTTTTCATTACTGAGGTCAATAACTTTACTAAATCTTATGTACTCGAAAGGTTGCAGCCTATACTTGCATCAGCAGCAAGAGAAGGGTTATCCATTCAACAAACTAGCAAGCTAATAACGCTCGATATTGAGGAATACAAAGGTAAGTTTGCAAGGTATAGAGCGACTCGAATAGCAAGAACCGAAATAATCGGAACGTCCAATTGGGCGAGCGTTCAAAGCGTTAGAGCAGAAGGGTTGCAAGATGATCTTTTAAAAAAGTGGCAGCCCGAACTTGATGGACGGGAGCGAACGACTCACAGGGCTATGGCTGATAGCGATCCAATTGCGATGAATGAGACCTTTCAAGTGCCTAGAATTAAGGGTGGGATTGATGAAATGGACTTTCCTGGGGACAAAAGCGGGAGTTCTGGCAATATCATAAATTGTAGATGCACCGTTGTTTATGTGAGGGTTGATGAAACTATTATATAAACGGTTTGGTATTGTAAAAAAAATTGTATATTAGCGGCATGAAAGTAATACAATCAGTTCTTAAAGATTTGGACGTTGCGAAGCGTGAGGTTGTTTTTGCCTTCGTTAAATTTAATGACTATGATTCGGATAAAGATTTAACTCTCCCGTCCTCTTTCAAAAAGACTATAATGGAGCAGGGGCCGAAAGGATCAGACCGAATAGCCCATCTTTACAACCACGAACGAAAGATATTAGCACCGATTGGCAAAGTTTTAGACCTTTGGGAAGATAATGAGTTTGGTTATGCACGGTCTAAAATGCTTAAAAACCAATTGGCAACCGACATACTAGATGCATACGAGGAGCAAGCAATAAAAGAACATTCCTATTGGGGGCAGGCCGTGAATCCAACTAAAAATGAAAGAGGAGGATATACATTTAGCGAAATGCGACTGATGGAAGTTAGTACGGTGATATGGGGAGCGCAAGAAAAAGCTAGGTTAGTTGAGATGGTAAAAAAAGGCTTAACAACGCCTGAAAATTTGGATGAATATATTAAAGATTTAGCCGCCTATGTTCGAAAGGGCAAAGCAACGGATGAATTTTTGCAAGATATAGAGTTGGAAATAATGAAATTCAGCCAGTTAATTAAATCACTTAGGCCGCTAGAGTTAGCACCCGAGCCGATAAACAAAGTGGAGATCAGCTTATCCGATTTAGTTAAAATGGGTTTTTAATTTTAAATAACAAAAAAGTGGATATTAAAGAAAAAAATGAGTTCTTAGAGGTCATCAAAGGAAAGATCACTGAGATTGCGAAAGCAGAAGCAACGGCAAGCGTTGCAGACATTGCCAAAGCAAACAAAGAGGCGCAGGACATGATTGAAAAGGTTTTGGGAGACAAAATTTCTAAAGCCGATTTTGATAAAATGGAGGGAGCTTTTAAGAAGCAACTGACCGAACTTGAAAATAAGAACACCAAAGAGCTTAGTTTCAATGGTATCTTTATCGAAAAGCATGCCAAGCAAATAGATGAATTTAAGGCAATGGCTGATGGTAAATTGAAGTCTATTACCATGGACATTGAAAAGACACCGGGAGTATTTACAGCAGTCAACTCGTTAGGCGGAGCTAGTGCGGCGGCTAACTTTGCTATCAATAACAACGAAATGATAGTACCGATTGCGAGGCGTAGAACTCACATTCGTAATATCATTGGGATGGGTACAACTGATCAATCAGTATTTCCATACTTGAGAGAGACACCAAAAGAGGGAGCGGTTGGTACGCAAAACCCTGAGGGAGCGGCTAAGGCACAAGTTGAATACAAAGCATCTTTAGTTTATGCAACGGAGGAAACAATCGCAGCCTTTCAGTTGACAGGTAGACAAACCCTAACGAATGTGAGAGGACTTTCTACATTCCTAAACATGGTAATGTTAAAAGACCTTATGATTAAGGAGGACGGCCAACTATTAGCGGGAACGGGTGCAGACGGTCAGATATTAGGCTTTACGGTTGGCGCATTGACGGCAACGAACATACCAGCCAGCTTCAAGAAGGTAACTCCGACCGTTTATGATGCGATTGCAGCAGCAGCGGCGACACTTTCGGCTCGTGAGTATACGGCTAATTTTTGTATCGTCAATCCGTTGACATATTGGGACATGCTAACGTTAAAAGACAATGATGGCAGGTATCAGCAAAACGTTATATTTGACGCTCAAGCGTCAATATTGTACGTCTTTGGTATTCCCGTTATCGCTTCGACTGCCGTTGCAGCGGGTGAAATGGTTGTGGGCGATTCAACACACGTGATGCCAATGCAAAGAGAAGGGATTACACTTCGATTCTCTGAGGAGGATGGAACGAACTTCCAGAGTAACTTAGTAACGGCAAGAGTTGAGGAAAGAATATTGCAGGCGGTTCTTAGAAGCGATGCATTCTTTGCCGATACAATTACAGATGTTACCACAGCGATTACACCAAGCACATAAGGTATAGTTTTTTCATGGTGGTTTAGTTTAGGTTTGGAAAACGGGCGTTGAGAAATGCCCGTTTTTTTATGCCTAAAAATAAATCTTTGAAATAGTTTGCATATTGAAATGTAGCGTGTTATATTTACATAACAATTTAAACGAAGGCACAATGAAACAAGTAACCAAAGGAGGCTCCCGCAAAGGTTCGGGAGCCAAATTAAAATACAACGAACCGACTCAAACGACGTCATTTCGGTGTCCAGTATCGAAACTAGACGAAATAAAACGACTCGTAAAAAATAAATTATCCGAATGGTTAATTAAATCAGTTTAATATTGTTAAATTGCATCAGACTAAACAACTAAACACCATGATACAAACACAAGAATTAAGACTAGGCAATATCCTTCTACATGAAGGAATTGAGAAAAAGGTTGAATCGATTTATTTGGATGGAGATATTACATTCGGAACGATTGACGGATTTAATTTTCCCAAACTAGCAGATTGCGAACCCGTGCCGATTACTCCTGAATGGCTTGTTAAGTTAGGGTTTCGGGAGAGTTCTACTTGGTTCGATATGTTTATTTTAGAGGTGTGTATCATTGAGAAACATCATATATCTGATGTATATGCATTCAGGCAAAGAGAAAACGGAAAAGACGGATTTATAAAACATCTAGAATACATCCACCAACTACAAAACATTTATTTCGCATTAACAGACAAAGAATTATGAGACACGAACAATATATTACTGAGCTAATCGAGGCGGGTAAATTTAAGTCCTACCTAGAAATAGGTATCGGAACAGGCAACTTCTTTAAATCGGTTCAAATCGAATCAAAGCAGTTTTGCGATCCAGTTACAAATGGTATTGGATCAGATGAATTTTTTGTGAATTGTAAAGACAAATTTGACTTAATATTCATTGACGGCCTTCATCATGCGGATCAAGTAGAACGAGACATTCTAAATTCGTGGAAGCATTTGAGCGCAAAAGGGATTATATTAGTCCATGATATTTGCCCGAAAAATGAAGCGATGACCCTCATTCCAAGGCGGCAAGCCGAATGGACGGGAGATGTTTACAAGGCGTGGATGTCATTGGTGGACGCTTATAGCGAGACGCTACAAATCGAAACGATTACAAGCGTTGATTATGGGTTGGGAAAGATTACAAAGTCAAAGCATAAAATAGAATCATTTTTGAATGAAGAGCTAACCTACCAAGATTATGAAAACACAAAAAACTAAACAACCTGAAATATTGAATAATTAAACAACTAAATAAAATGGAAAATACTAAAGAGTTAAACGATAAAAAGCAATGTGATATACACGTTGTTAGGCACTTTTATTTTAAAGTGAACAATAGTAAACTGAATAACGAAAAGATATTTGAACGGCAATTAAATAAAGTTATTGAGCGAATAAAAAACAATTACAAACTTTTAAACAATCAAATTACTTTACAAAGCGGAACTATTGAAGATGACTTTATTTACGATAGATTTAGGCTAAGAATATCCGTTAATTGTGCCTAACACGCACCTAAAACGCAAATGTCTGAAAAAGCCAGTAGCCAAACTATTGATTCAAATCGAAACCCTTAAATCAAAGCTATGAAAAAGAAAACTAATACTGACTCTAACTATGAAGAAATGATTAATGCATATCAGCGTCAATTAGATGATGATATAAGGCTTTGGAAAATGATGCAACCCAATATAGTCCAGCACTTGTTAATGGCCTTAGTTGATAAAATATCAACTTATATTAAAAGACTTATTAAATCAAAGCCATGAAAACAGCCATATACACAATTGTAACGAACGATTACGATAATGTTCAGCCAATTGACGCTGCATGCGATTGTTATCTGTTTACTGATGACCCGAAACTAAACGTTAAGGGATGGATAACGGTACACACTAAACTTAATCAAAGGCATCTAAAAATCAATCCGTTTATATCTGATATACTTAATAAATATGATCAGACTATTTACATGGATGGTAATTTACAGATGTTAGCGGGTGCATTTTATTCTATTTTAAGCCTATTGGACGATGATGACAAGGAATTTATCACCACTAAGCACCCTGAAAGGACTTGTGTATATGAGGAAATAAAGCGGTGTGGGCATCTTGGAAAGGATGACCTTGATAGGCTAGACACCATTCGCTATCAATTACTAGAGATAGGAGTTGACACGAATACTGGAATGATTGCAGCTGCTTTTTTGGCTCGAAAGAATACCAAGGATGTTCGATCATTTTGCAAGAATTGGATGATGGCACACATATTATTACAGGGCAAACGAGATCAAATAAGCTATGCATTAGCCCAACACGTTAACCGATTCGAGCCGTATCTATTGCCTTTCATGTACACGTTTCGGGCGTTGTTTGCGTTGGGTGCGCATAAAGGGAAATAACGGATGGTGCTATGAGCCGTTTTTTCTATGGCTTATATTACGCGTTGTGCGTTTGGTGCGGTTTAATAGATATAAAGTTTGAATTATGGATAAAGGTAGTTTTAATAATTTTTTGAGCGGAAGCAACATCTTGATAAGTTTTTCAGGTGGGAGAACATCTGCTTTTATGGCGAAACTAATATTTGAATTGCCAAAATATAAGAACTTTAAAAAATTGGTTGTTTTTGCCAATACAGGAAAAGAAAAAGAAGAAACTTTGAAATTCGTAAACGAATGTGATAAGGCTTTTAATCTTGATGTTGTTTGGATTGAAGCAGATGTAAATCATAAAAAAGGAAAAGGAACAGATTATAAAGTCGTTTCTTTTGAAACCGCTAAAAGGAATGGAGAACCCTTTGAGGAAGTAATAAAAAAGTTTGGATTACCTTCTAAATATTACAGGCACTGCACAAGAGAATTAAAAGAAGTGCCTATTCATAAATTTGCTAAATCAATTTTTGAAGGCCAGTATTTAACTGCTATTGGAATTAGATCAGATGAAAAAAACCGATTAGGTTTCGATCCTAAAAAAGTTTATCCATTAGCAGAAATGGGAATTGATGAATTAATAGTTAGAAATTTCTGGGATAGACAAAGTTTTGATTTAGAATTAAAAGATTATGAAGGTAATTGTGATTTATGCTTTTTAAAATCAAAACGCAAAAGATTAACGCTAATTGATGAGCAACCGAATATTGTTGAGTGGTGGGATAAAATGGAACAGAAATACAGCAATGAAAAACAAAGCAAATTTGATGCAATGAGAAGTTTAACAATAGTTGATTTAGTAGAATTGGCAAAAAATCCATTCACAAAAGCAATTGATAAGCACGAATTAAGAAAACAACAAAATTCATTTGATTTTGATATGGACATTGAACACGACTGTTTTTGTAAATCGAATTAAAAAGCGTTGGGAAAAATTATTAAAACAGTGGAAAGAGCTATAAAGTTTATAAATGTGATAACAAAACCAGACGTTTTCCATCCGCTAAAATCAAAATCAAAATGAACATTCACTATTTTACACCATTCAGCATTACAAAGGACATTGGCGGTGCTATAAATAAGCATTGCGATTTAGTCAAGAATCCTGACGATTGGATTGTCATTCTTGACGGAGACATGATGTTTCTCCAGCCAGATTGGGGCGTTGTAATTCATAATGCATTAGAAAAGGACGGAGACAAATTTGGCCTAATCGGTTGCTATACAAACAGGCTTAGAGGGTTGCATCAACTCCATAATAACGCAATTTCACACGATCACGACATTTTGAATCATTACAAAATAGCCGAAGAGTACCAAGGCAAAGAGGGCATAAGCGATTTGAATCTGTTTGGTGTGGCGGGTATCTTCATGGCATTTAAAAAGTCAACTTATGATAAAGTTGGTGGGTTCAATCAAAATAATATTACAGCAGATACCTATTTTAATTTGAAAGTTCGTAAATTAGGCATGAAAATAGGAATTATTAACGGCCTTTACGTCTATCACGCTTATCGGCCGTGGAATAACATTAATCCAGCTGATGACTGGACGCATTTGAAATAAATTAACTAAATTGCAACATGATATTATTCATTATTTATCTTACTGGAATCATTTTAACATCCCTTTACATGGGTGTAAAAGACCAAATGGGCACTAAAAACCCTCATATATCGGGAATTATGATACTTCTTTGGCCTCTTTTAGTGATGATTGGATTTGCAGTATTTTTTGGCTTAGTTGTTACTGAATATAAGAAACAAAAAAAATGATTCTATTTAGCATCACAAAACTAGAGGATACAGGGAGCGAACCCGTTACATTAGCGGAGGCGCAAGTATTTTTCCGATCAGAACAAAGCGGAGGGATTGAATCGGATTTAATTACATCCCTTTTGAAGATGTCGAGAATGACAATTGAACGTCAGATTGGGCGGTCATTAGTCGATAAAAATATTGAAATTGAAGCGATGGAATTTGAGGATTTTCTTCCATTCGGCCCGGTTGTAAATGATAGTTTTGAGTTCATTACAGGAACGGGAACGCTAATTGGCACTAAATACCCTCACTTGGAATGCATTGGATTAATTACAGCAAGGTATTCAACGGTTGCTTACATATCACTTGACCTTAATATCGCAATTTTGGAGCTTGCTTTATACAATTACCAGCGTGGCGAATATGGCACAAGATTAACAGCCATGAGGATACCACCTAAAATTAAGACAATGCTTTTAATTCACACCCGCAAAACTTTTGTAGGTTAGTGGTAAGGGATAAATACATATCGATTCAATCAGCCGTTTACACCTTAGATGCAACGGGGGGTAGTGTGGCATCTTACACCAATTTTTGGGCAGGATGGGCAAAGGTGGACGAAATGAATTATAAGCAGGCGATGGAGTCAGGTCAACCAACTGGAAACCAATCGGTAAAACTTTACATTCTAAAGAATGAATTGACTCAATTGATTACTACATCAATGAAATTGACGTATCGAAATAACGAGTACAATATTTCAATGACAAGAGAAGTCAATGCATTCCAACTAGAATTAATTGCAACGATAAAGAGGTTATGAAAGTATCCATTAATATAGCTCCTGAATCATTCATCAAGAAAATGAGAATGCTAGAAGGTAGGTATCAGAAAGCTATTGAAAAGGAATTAGGCTTGACTGCTAGGGATATTGAAAGTGCTTATAAGATAGCGGTTCCAGTTGATACAAGTCGATTGAGATCATCTATACACGTAGAAACTGGCAACGGAACAAATGGAGGCGGTCAAAATTCTTTTAAGCCAAAACCAAAGGAGGGAGAGATATTTGTCGGTTCAAATGTACTGTATGCTAGAATAATTGAGCGAAAGGGAGGCAAAACGAAAGGCAAGGACGCTTTATTGAGTGCATTTAATGTATTTACACGAAATTTACCGACTCGAATTAAGTCAATTTTAGGCCGTATTATACCATGATAATAGCATCAAACGAAATAGTTAAAAGGATAGTAACGGCACTCAATTCAATTGGTGTGGGTGTCTATTCGGTTGTTCCTCCAGTTGATGTTTTACGTTACATTCATGTAGATGATAGCGCAGAAACGGCTATAAATGAAAAGCTAAGAAAAATTACTGAGGGATTTATTACCATTAATGTCATTGAAAAATTCAGAGGTGATGACGGGTCGTTGCTCTGGGTAACTGATACATCAATAGCGGTTGTAACGGCAATACAGCCACTGACAGCGTCAACGTTTGGAATATCAGGTGGAATTGATATATTTGCAATGAATTTTGAATCGCAAACGGGCGGTTTTATACAAACTGAAAGCGGACGGTTCGCGATTCGGTCATTGAGATTGAAATACAATGCACAAATTAACTAATTAATACAAAAAATGGCACAGGACGGCAAATTTATTATTATCAAGGTTGGGACCACAACCATAAAAGGGCAAATTTCAGGATCAGACGAGGCAACGGTTGATATGCTAGAAACAACTGACAAGTTAACCAAAGATGCGGTTACTGGAATCACTCACAAGACATTTATTGCGGGCGATAGAAATTCAACTTTGACAATCGAAGGAAACTTTGATCAAGAGGATGATAACTGGGAGACTTTATACGCTCTTTACCGTACGCAAGTAGCCACAGCAGTAGCCTACTTTGGTGGCGTGAAAGCTGGCGATACTTTTATCGAACAAGCCGCTTGGTTAAGTAACGTTACACGAACGTATGGCCAAAATGCAGTAGCTACCTATTCAGCTTCTTTGCAATTGTCAGGCGTACCAACTCTTGGAACGGTTCCAACTTAATTAATTTGATATGATACTAAACATAAACAACCAAAAAGTTGACGTGCAATTTAACACGGGTAAGTTTGTTGATATTGCAGAATTTAAGAAGCGATATGAGCCTGAGCTTGGTATGACCTTAGATAAATATATGAGGTTGCTTGCATCAGGTGATTACGAATTGAACGCCCTTTGTGATTTGATTTATTACCCTTACGTAATTGAAAGAAGGGCAAAAGGATTGCCAATTTCTTTAACGATGGGAGATATATTCACGCATTTTATCACAAATAAAGAGGTTCTTAATGAACTGAAAGATGAAATGGCCGCAAGTATGCCACAGCCAGAGCAAGACGAAACGGGATCAGCTACAAAAAAAAAGGTGATCAAGAAGTAAGCCTTAGCTATGATAGCTTAATTGAGTTTGCAGGCGAGGCGGGTATTGAACCTTCTCGCCTTCTTACGTTTACTTGGAGGGAGTTTTATCACTATGCAAAAGGCCACAGGAGGCAAAAAGCGAAAGAGGAAAACAGTCAAAGAATGATAGCCTACCAAGTGGCTTGCAGCATTCCAAGAGGTCGAAATGATAAGGCACTGGCAAAGATTTCGCAGTATTGGCCAATACCATTGATTGACGGCGAAAATACTGTATATTTAGACACGGATAATGCAAATGAGTTTTTCAATAAAGCAATGAAACTATGGCAAGTACAGTAGCTGATTTAGTTGCAAAATTAGGACTAGACAATACCGATTTTATAAGAGGCGTTGACAAGTCTTTGAAGTCCTTCGAGAAGATGGGTGCTAAAATGCAAAACGTCGGTAAGACTATGACCATTGGCGTCACATTACCATTACTTGCCTTGGGTGTGGCATCCGTTAAGGCAGCGTCCGATTCTCAAGAAACGTCCTCAAAGTTTAATACGGTATTTCGTGATATCGCCTCACAAGCAGAGGAATCGTTTGGCATACTTCGGAACGAATATGGCCAAAGTTCCACAGCAGCACGGCAAATGCTATCAGATACGGGAGACCTTTTAACAGGCTTTGGATTTAGTCAAGAGGCAGCGTTAGGACTATCTACACAGGTGGGTAAATTAGCGGTTGATTTAGCCTCATTCACTAACTTTTCGGGCGGCGCAAAGGGTGCAGCCGACGCATTAACTAAAGCCTTGTTAGGTGAAAGGGAAAGTGTGAAAGCATTAGGAATTTCTATCTTAGAGGAGGATGTTAAAAAGCAAATGGCAATTAACACCGCTAAGGGAATGACTTTTGAAACGGAACGGCAAGCCAAAGCCCAAGCAACCTTAGATATTGCTTTAAGTCAGTCTACTAATGCGATTGGAGACTATGCCCGAACGTCTGGAGACTTTGCGAATCAGTTTCGTTTATTGCAATCACGAACGGAGGATTTAGCCAACGAATTTGGAGCGATTTTATTGCCTATTGCGGCAAAATTAGTGGCGGTTTTACAAAATGCCATCGCCACATTAAGTCAATTGAATCCTGAAACAAAACAAACAATATTGATTTTTGCAGGGTTAGCCGCTGCAATCGGCCCCCTTTTAGTAGCGGTTGGATTCTTTGCGACCACACTTTTACCCTCCATGATTTCAGGCTTTACCTTATTAATGGGGCCGATTGGAATAGTGATAGCGGGTGCATTAGTTTTAACGGGTGTCATTACTGCCTTATCAAGGGAATCCAATAAGGCTGAAAGGGCATTGAATGACTTTAAAAAGTCAAACGATGAACTAGCTGCAATGGATAATAAATTGAATCCTTTGATTTCAAGATATGAGGCTTTGTCTACAAATGTGTTTCGAACAACCGAGGAAAATGAAGAACTAAAAACAGTTATACAAGATATTGGAATAGCCGTACCAACAGCAGTAACCCAGTTCGATGAATACGGTAAAGCGTTAGATATTAACGTTGGTAAGGTTAGGACGTTTACAGAGGCACAAAGGGAGGCTAACAAGATATTGAATGCAGGTGCTATAAAAGAACAAGAGGCAGCCTTAAAACTAGCTGAAATACGAGCTAAGAATTTAAACCAAACATTAGATACTAAGGATAAAGATGGGAACGTAGTCAGAAAAGTACAAAAATCATCTGGAGGCATTTTGGGCGGAAGCACTAAAACGGAAGATGAAATTATTAAGGGTGAAAGACTTAGGGAAATTCTTGTATCATTAGGCAAAACTCAAGCAGAAATTGCAGGACGTAAGGAAATAATTAGAAGTTTAATTGGTGATCCATTAGAGGTTATAAAACCAATTGTTCCATTAGTTGTAGTGGTAAAGGAAGTAGTCGATGCGGTTAAAAATCTAGTTCCTGAATCTATTAAGGCAACTAAAAGCCTAAAAGATATGTCCGATTTGCAACCGACGCTAGCAGCAAATTTAGGTGTGACGGGAATTGCTTTGGATGACATGAAACAGAAGATTGTGATATCGAACGAGCAACTTTCATTCTTTAGCGGGTTATTAAATTCAGGTCAAGGAGCTTTGGAAGGTCTATTTAGTACGATGCTAAACGGTGGCAATCCTTTTGAATATATTATGGCAATGCTAAAGAGATTGATTGCAAGATTAGCGGCAGCAGCAGCGGCGGCCTTAATATTAAAACTTTTGTTACCTAGTTTGGGCGGTTTTGGTGCTGATATTTATAAATCAGCAGGAGGAGGTTCGTTCGATGCTATTTTTAAGATGCTCTTGGGTATCCCAAATGCATTACCGACGGCACGGGCAGCCCGTGGAGGTATGGTAACAGGATTGACGAATGTAATAGTAGGAGACAATGCAAGTGGCAAAGAGGCTTTAATTCCATTCGAACGTATGGGAGAATTTCTAGGGAAATACAGCAATAACGGTCAATCGGGAGAGATTAAATTGAGTGCCGTTATTCGAGGTCAAGATATTTTCTTATCAAATCAAAATTATATTAACTCTCAAAATCGAACCCTTGGCATTTAACACAAAATATCGAATTAACAGTACGTCAAATGTTTTTGGAGGCTACCAAATAAATATTCAAAAAGACGGGTATGCAGGGAGCATAATTGAACTTGATGGAGTCGCTCCAAATGCAGCTACTTTGCAAATTGGGAAGGCTTCAAATAATATTTTTGAACCAGTTTTACCTAGTGAAATGGAATTTGTTTGGTATGCAATGACCGATTTCCAGACCTTAGATTTAGCCAATGAAATAGATAAGACTTGGTTAGTTTTGGTTACTGATCCTAACGGTGTATTGATTTGGAAAGGCTGGATTTCGCCAGAAACGTACCAAGAACAATATACCAATACGCCTTATAGCGTTTCGGTCAAGGCAACCGATTATTTGAATGAACTCAAAGCCATAGACTTTCCAATTGAAGCAGGATTGGATAGCCTATGGGATTTTGTTCTAAGGGCATTGGATGAAACGGGATTATCATTAGATTTTAAGGAGTCAATAAATATTTATGACACCTTGATGAACTCAACGGCAACGGATAGCCCACTTTTACAGGCCGATGCGGTGAATATTAGCTTTACGGCTATTGCAACCATCCCAAACTGTTACCAAGCCCTAGAAGAGATATTGAGGTCATTTGGTGCTAGAATTTATCAATTTGGCGGTCATTGGGTTATTGAAAACATACAAGAGAAACGGCAATCATACGTTCAAAGGGTGTATAATTCGAGTGGTGTCTACCAAAGTCAATCTACCTTTAACCCGCTTGTAACGCTTAGCAATAGCACACCCGATTTCAAGGCATTTATACAAAAAAGCGGTGCAATAACAGGGATAGCAGCCGTAAAGGATGCAAAGGTATTTTTTAGAACAGTTCCATCTGCTCCAAACACGCTGATTTCAGGCTTTGCGGAAAATGATAAATGGACTAATTCAACGACGTTAGCAAATTGGACTCAGGTAAATGGCATAGAGGCATTTGCACAATTAACGAACCGACAGTTTGACGGCATAAATAATAAGTTCGTTTTATTTCTAAATGGCAGACAATCCAGCCTAAGTGATAACAACTATATATTATCCCAAGATATTTCGATTGTACAAAGCACTTTTGAGGCATTAGATTTAGAGTTTTATTATAATGTAGCATGGCCAACGATTTCTATATTGGGAGGCAAACCAGTATTTTACATACAAATAGAATTAGAGGGTGCGTCAACTTCGTACTATTGGAGAAATGAATGGGTCGAAGGAACGCCCGTTAACCTTAGAATTGACCCGTCAAAGAGAAAAGCATGGAACAAATTTCAAACTACGATTTCAGGAGTGCCTGTTGACGGTAATTTTAGGGTAAAAATATTTCAATTAGTCAAAAGCGGATCAGAGGATAACACGTATCTTATGATTGGTGGATGGAAATTGACAGTCTCTGACACGGAGGAATTAGATCCCGTTTATGAAGTTGACATAGGCACAACATCAGGCGTTAAAAGCCTAAAACCACATGAATTAGAGGTATATTTTGCAGATGGCCCCGTAACGGTTCGAGGCGGTGTCCTATCCGTTGGCGGTGTCGTTACGTCTGAATGGTCAAGGCGTGGAACGACTGATAATTTAAGCCTTAAAAGGTTGTTTTTGCTTCAATTCTTATCGCTTTACAACCGTCCGACACTAAGATTGCAAGGACAATTACACCAACGAGGCGAACAAATATTACCAATTAATACCGTTCGAGATAACCCTTCCATTTCTGATAGGGTATATGTGATGAACTCATATACATTAGGCTTAACCAATGGTATCGGAGCGGTTGTTTACAGGGAATTGATTATTGCAGACGCAAACCCAAACTTTGATTTAAGGACTGACCCTAACCTTCTTATGGAGGTTCCACCATTTAGGCAGTTTCCCGTTGTAATGTCTGACCTGAATGGTGATACGTCAGGCGAATTAGGCACAAATACTTTGAACCCGTCCGCAATTGTTGCAAAGCCGTCATTGGATTTCACGGGTTTAATTTCAAGTGGAATTGTATTAAATGCAGTACCTAACTCATTAGACGTCGAAACAATGACTAAGGCCACAGCTAAGGACTTGTTTCGATCATGGGCAACCAAAGCGACTCCAATCGGAGCGGATCAAATTACGATAATTGATAGTGAAAATTCGAACGAATTGAAGGTGATTAACTTGTCTGATTTGCCGATTGATGGGAGTAAATGGACGGACGGCACTTATGACGCGGGCGGTTTTGGGATTTTGAACGGAATTTATCGCAATAGCTACGTAACAATTGGGCAAGGTTCTTTGGCTACTGCATTAGCAAAATCGGCGAAATTATTAGTAGTTAGTGATTTCTCATCAAATGCAGATGCATCAGCTCCCGCACACTTTCAAGTAGTCACATCAAACGGCGTTGACGTGATAAAAGCAAACAGCAACCAAATCAAGTTTAATCAAAAAATACTGTTTACTGGCTCAAATATATCAAGTATTAGCGGAGGTTTAACGTTTACTGCTGCATCTGGTGCTGACATTGAATTTAACACTAGAAATTTAGCTTTTAATTTAGGTAACAATCAATTTTTAAATCTAAAATTTGGCGGAGTAACAAAATCAAGCATGCAATATGTTAATGCAACCACCACGCTAGTATATAATATACAAAATCTACCTACTAGCGACCCGCTAGTTTTAGGTCAAGTATGGCTGAATAGTGGCGTAATGACAGTAAGCGAAGGGTAATAATTATGAACGAAAAACAAGCAATAGAAATTTTAGCTGAATGCATTAATAAGGTTTATTCAGCGTTTAATAAGTCAGAACAATTTGCAATTCAACAGGCTTTTACCGTAATTCAACAAAAATTAGATAATGGCAACACCGATAAAACTCAATAAAGACCTTCCAAATCAGACCAAACTAACTACCTGGGAATTTGTTTGGGAGTGGTTTTTGGACGGCGTGGCATACGATTTCACGGGCGTAACGATTACTTTTGCAATGACTAAAACATTGGGTGGAGCATTGGCGGTTCAATTATCGAATGGTTCAGGGATTACCGTTTCGGGAAATGACCTAACGTTTAATGTCCAGCCCGCTGATACCAACATCGAAGCAGGTACATATTTCTATGACCTTCGATTTGCAAAGGCGGGTGAAAACTATGTCTACACAAAAGGAACGATTATCATTGAACAAAATGTAACGGTATGAGCGTAATTACTTCAAGGATATTAAGCCAACCAACCGTTACAACAGCGGTTCAATCGGCCGTGGTGGGTATTCCAAAAGGCGGGACACTCAATCAAGTATTAGCGAAAGATAGCGAAATAGATTATGCAGTTTCTTGGAAAGATCCAGGAGCAGTAGCCGCACCCGTTGCAAGCGTAAATGGCAAAATTGGTGTCGTTGTAATTAACAAGTCTGATGTTGGTTTGTCAAATGTAGATAATACAGCCGATTCAGCAAAACCCGTTTCAACAGCACAAGCAACGGCAATAGATGCACGGGTTGAAAAGGTGGTTGGAAAGGGATTATCACAAGAAGATTTTACCACAGGCGAAAAAAATAAATTAGCATTAGCCATCCAAAAAGACGCAACCAGCCCGAACAATATCGTACTCGTTTGGTCAGGAACGCAAGGCCAATATGATGCACTCACTCCTGTTACATCTACTTTGTATTTTATAGAAGTATGATAGCTGGGATTGGTAAATTATATAGAGGTGCAAATGAAGTAACTAAAGTATATTTAGGTACAAATGTTGTTTATAATTCAGCCGTTCCAATTGACTCAGACGCACGTGCGTATCTCGATGCAATCAGTCCTTTCTATTCAGCTACTTGGTTATCCGATATTGGAAAAACCTTAGCACAATTTGAAACGGATACAAGTGATATGTTCATTGCATTGAAGGATAATTTATTGTACGCAAGATTGAAAGCATTTTATCCGATGTCAGGAGGCACAGCCGATTCGATTAAATTCAATGCAAAAGACCCTAGGAATTTAGATGCGGCGTTTCGACTGACGGCCTTTGGAAGTCCAGCGGTTACATTTAATGGCATTCAGGGTAATGGAACTACTCAATATTACTCAACTCATTTAAACCCTACCATAGCGATACCGAGCGCAACAAGTTATTCACACTCGGTTTACAGCAATTCGGTTGTAATTTCACGCAATCAATCAGAAATTGGATCTATTACTAGAAATAATAGTGTTTTTATTGCAACAAAATGGAGTGATAATAACACTTATATTGACAATGGGAATAGTGGATCAAATAGAGTCATAGTTAATAATGCAGGTCAAACAGGTCTAATTTTAGGGTCAAGAGTTGCAAATAACGATAGTAGAGGATTTGTTAGAGGACTGCAAACTGGCGCAACTCAAACAATAATTGGAGGAACATTAACAAATCACGATTTATACCTTATTTCTTACAATAATTCAGGAAATCCAACTGCTTTTTCCAACAGAGCTTTACAATTCGCTCATGTAGGTGACGGAATGACAGCAGCCGAGGTAGCTATATTTAATAGCATTGTACACACCGCACAACTTAACCAAAATAGAGGAGCTTATTAATATGAATTATTACTTTATTATTCCATTTACAGAGATCAACGGGATGCAAGGTCAAAAAGTTGGGAACATGGTATTTAATGCAGTTCAAGACAATAAAAACAGATGGGTTTGCTCAACTAATAGCATTATAGAATTTCCTGAATTGTTTGCAGGTCATTCGTTTAAGGTAGTTGGCTTGGAACATTCAGATTTCCCACAGATCGAAAGCCCATTTTTATGAAAGAAACCCTAAAAGAGTTCGGGTTTAGAAGTTTTTACGATTTGTTCACTCATTTATTTGCGTTTCAAAACTTTTTTGTTGTGAAAATTCAGGTAATTTTCGCTTTTACTTCATTGATCCTGATAGAAATAACAGGCTTTATAGATGCTAATATCTATTCACCATCAGCGGGTTTATTCATAATTTGGGTAATGATTTTGATTCGATCAGTAACGGGTGCATTGGTTAGTACTCGAATAAAAAAGCAATCTTTTAATGCACACAAATTTTTAAAAACCGTTCCAATATTGATTGCTCATTTGGGTATAATGTCGCTATCTTGGTATATTGGTAATGTTAATATTATAATGGAGTGGCTGCCTATTTTTGTTTTAGCCATATTTTCAACTTTCCATTTTTTTCTAATATTTAAAGACTTGGTGGAATTAGGGCTTATGGAGGGTGAATTATTGACCAAATTGAGCAAGAAAATAGACAATAAAACTGATATGTTATGAGTGCTAAAATAATTCAAATTGCAACGCATGAAATTGGATATAAGGAAAGTCCAGCCAATAGCAATAAAACAAAATATGGCAAATGGTTTGGCTTTGACGGCGTACCTTGGTGTGGGATGTTCGTGAGCTGGCTATATTTTATGGCTGGGAAACCGCTTGGAAATATAGGTTTTTTGAAAGGCTTTGCAGGGTGTCAAACGGCGGTTGCTCACTTCAAAAAAACGAATCAAATAGTAACGAACCCGCAGGAAGGAGACATAGTTTTTTACGATTGGAATAATGACAATAGGCACGACCATACGGGCGTATTTGTGAGATGGGTTGATGCTGATAGGTTCGAAGCGATTGAGGGCAATACAAGCAACGGAAACGACTCAAACGGCGGGCAGGTTATGCGCCGAACACGCAACAAATCAGTTTCGATATTCGTTAGAATTTAATTATACTAAACAAATAAATTATGAATGAATTAATTACTTTCGCATTACTCGTTCCAAGCTTATTATTTAATCTATTTCTATTCAAAGCAGCTTGGAAACTAACCAAAACGATTCAAACGAATAACAATCGAATCTATCAGCTGAAAGACAAAATAAGTAGGGAACGGAACGAGTCAATTAACCTAACTTTACCAATTACTAAGAAGGAATCGAGACGTTTCTTTATTGCTTGGAATAAATACAGGGCAAATAAGACCGATTAACCTTTATTTTATGCCGCAAAATTAAATGCATCCGAAACATATAATTCTTATCGCAGCAATAGTCCTATCATTCACTATTGGCTATTGCGTTTCGTCAAGTGAGGTTCAGTATGTGGAAACGGTTCGAACCGATACGGTTTATACCGATGTGGTTATTGATCGGGCATCCGTTCCATTACCTATCCCTAAAATTAGGACGGTGACGGATACGGTTTATTATACCTATACTGACACGGTACGAATAAGCGAAACGTTCAGATTGCCGTATCTTATTAAATCGTTTGCACCCGTTAAATCCTTCGAGGTTGGTGCATTAATGCAAAACACCGTAATCACAACTGAGCGAACAAGATACATTCAGCCGAATGGGATTTATGTAGGTGTATCGGTCGCAGCCATACCGGGCGTGTCGGTTTCGTACCTTCGTGGCAAATGGCAAATCGGATATACATACCGTCCAGCCATCCAAGGGCATGAAATCGGGCTGGCTTATCGAGTTATAGGCCGTTAATCATTTTATTATACCGCTTGTGTAATAATAGTGCTCTGATGTTTATGATTGTAGTATATTTGGTACATAATTAAACAACAAACAAAATGATAACTCTAGCAACAAAAATGAAAATAGGCTTTAAGTACGAAGTTAGCCTAATCAATGGCGTTAAAATAGTAGCTAACAAAAACCGTCATATATGTATAACTACTTTTGAAGACCTTTACAATATTCATGCTTTTACATTAAGAGGCGTGAAATTAGTAAACGAAGTAAATATAAACGGTATTTTTGGAGGATCTGAATTACAAAGAGCAATAATCAAATCTTTATAACAACAAACAAAATGAAAAAACTAACAGAACTAATGAGCCAAGTTATTCTACCCGAAACAATATCGGGTAGGATTAGAGTGGTGGGAATATTGCTCGCAGAAATCGCAGCAATCGAAGCGGAAGAAGGCAGAGAATTTTGGTACAGTTGGAGTCCTCATGTTACTTGGTTTGAGTACAATCAATACAACCAGCTATGGGATAAATTAAGTAAAACCCGTCATTTCGTTGTGTATGGCTACATAAACCTTAAGGGAAAAACGACTATAAAAGACATTGAGTATCTCATCAAACAATTAACGGAGGTACACAGATGAAAACTCATTGGAAAAAATTTCATAACCCGAATTACTTGGGATCGTATGCCTTTCAACCGAACGAGCGTAAATTACTTACTGTAAAATCGGTAGGGATGGAAGTAGTGACGGGTGAAAGCAATCGGAAAGAAGAATGTTTGGTCATTCATTTTATTGAAGATGAAAAGCCGTTAATTTGCAATGCGACTAATTCAAAATCAATTTCCAAGATAGCAAAAAGTAGCTATGTGGAGGATTGGATTGGATCTAAAATAGAAGCATTTACGTGTGAGGTCAAGGCATTTGGCGAACTGATGGAAGCAGTAAGAGTCAAAGCACCCGCAATCAAACCAGACCTAACCAAACAGCACGCAGCCTACACAAAAGTAATGGAAGCAGTAGCGAATGGGTACACCTTAGCGCAAATAGAAAGTAAATACAACGTATCAAAAGAAGTTTGGGAGGACTTGCAAAATGGCATCGCATAACCCGAAATTTATTACAGGCAGCACCTGCTCGGTGCTGATGACGGGAAAGGGAACGGACTTATTAGTAGGAGCCACGACTTTTGCTAGACAAATCGCAAGGGAACGTCTCGAAGCGTGCGAAAGTGAATCTACTTTTACTGGAAATTACGCTACTGAATGGGGTAATGAACATGAATTGGAAGCAACCGAGCATTACGAATCGGCCTATTTCGCAACGGTTGAGGATAGGCAAAAAGTGTTTCAAAAGGGTTATCTTTCATGTACCATTGACGGGCGGGCGAATGACATTCTAATTGAGGTGAAGTGTCCTTTTAGTTCTGATGTACATCACTTGAATGTAGTTGATAAGGAGTCATTCAAATTAAAACACTACGACCAGTGCCAATTTAATATGATTCTAACAGGCTTGAAAACCACTCATTTAATTTCATACGATCCTAGATTCGTAGATTCGCTTAAAATGTCAGTTATTGCATTTCATGCAGACCATCATTGGATAGATAAATTCGAAGATAGATACACTAAATTTGAATTGATTGTTGACGAAGAAATCACTAAACTTACTAATATACAAAAATGACGAACACACAAGTAGAACCTAAAGAGTATGGCATTGAGCCAGCCAAAGCAACCGAATTGGTTGGCAACCTTCCTAAAATTAAGGAGGAAAGAAACATTTTAGAATCACAATATAACGATGTGATCAAAATGGATATTGAAAGCCTTGAGACTAGCAAAATCGCTAAAAATTTAAGGTTATTGATTAGAGATAATCGAACAAAAGGAATTGAAGTTTGGCACAAAACAACCAAAGATTTTTTCTTGAAAGGAGGCCAATTTGTTGACGCAATTAAGAGAATGGAGGTGGCGGTCAATTCAAGAATGGAGGATGGCTTGGAAGAAATTGAGAAGCATCAAGAGCGTTTGGAAGCTAAAAGAGTTGAGACAATTAAGATAGGAAGGACGGAAATTTTAAATCCTTACATTGATTTTGTTCCTTCTAATTTAGACCTTTCTGCAATGTCTGAGGATGACTTTGTTAGGCTTTTGAATGGTGCTAGATTGCAGATGAATGAGGCACAAGAAAACGAACGCAAGGAAACAGAAGCGAGGATTCAAAAAGAGAAAGAGGAATCAGCTAAAAGGGAAACAATAAGAATTGAATATGAGGCTTTGAAAAAACAAAACGAAATAGATCAAAAAGAGCGTGAAAGGTTGGAAGCTATTAGGATAGCAGCAGATAAAAAACAACGTGAAGAACAAAACGCTAAATTAGAAGCTGAAAGAAAAGAGCGTGAAAGGTTGGAAAATCAAGAAAAAGACAGAATCGCAAAAGAGGCTAAAGACAATGCAGATAAAGAGGCATTAAATCAGTTAGAGTTATCAAAAGGCGATTCGGCTAAAGTTTTGGACTTAGTAAATGATTTGAAAGGATTAAAAGATAAGTATTCGTTTAAATCAAAAGCTAATCAAAAAATGTATGCTGATACAGGTATGTTGATTGACAAAGTAATTAACCATATACAAAAATGACGAACAAACTAAAGAAAATAGATGCAGCTTCACAAAGAATTTCATGGTTAAGCAATAGAAACGAGGCTAAAGCATATCACATCATTGAAGCGCAAGAGAAGCTAGGGCAACTGGCTCAAATTACCATTGCGTTTGGTAATATCGAGAACATGGATATTATAAAGGAACGACTTTGGAGGGTTATTGAAAAGCATGGTAATTTAATCCCTGCCAATGACATGAAGGAAAAAAACCTAAATTTCAATCCGATGCTAATCGCTCAAACAGGCTTTAAAACAATCACTAAAAGAAGTAATTATGACTAACGAAGAAAAAACAATACTATCAATTACACGGAATACATCGAACGAACGAGAGAGAGTGTTTTGGTTTAAGGAGTTTGGAATCGAACGAAAGGCATCGAATGGGTGGTCTGGATTGGAAGCGATTCCAACAAACAAACAATCCTATAATGTAAAGAAAAAACTCATTAAGAATGGCATTCGTAATGGATGCTGGAAGGATGAAAATAAGCCTTACATAATGGAGAACAGGAAACCTAATTATTTTGATAAACAAAACTAATAAACAACAAAATGGAAAATGTACAAAGCCTTACAAAAAAACTAGAATTATTAACGGCAAGCGTAAGCGAATTAGCGTTAAGTATTTCTGAAATAAGTATTAATCAAAAATCTAATGAAGGGAAAACTCAAAAGCAAAAATTCAATTCTCTTTTGGAAAGCCTTTCCCTTTCAACAGAAGACTTCGCTAAGAAAATGGGATTTAAACCAGCAAGTGTTTACAATCAGCTATGCCCATCAAAACCTTTCCCAAAATGGGCAAAATCAATGCTGATAATGGAAGAAATTATTAATGAAGGAGCGAAACAAAACTACTAACTGACATGAAAATGAAAACAACGCAACCAGACACCCGCCTATCATTCAATGAATGGGGCATGTACATTCGGGAACAACTGAAGATATTAAACACTAAACTATCAACGGCATGAATGAACTTCAAATATTAGGGAGCTTATTAGTTCTCTTTATTCTATTCCTAATTTATTTAACTCGTAAAACTTCAAAGCGATGACACCAGTAAAAAAGCTAAAACTAAGAACAACGATAAACGGCGTTCATCTGTTAACAATGCCAGACGGAACTGAATTACCTAGTTTAGAAAAAACGAAGGTTATTCAAGATGCAGAACTAGCCAGAAAAGGGCTTTGCAAAGTAATTGCAACTTTTGCTTTTGTTGAAATAGACACCACAAACATTAAATAATAATAACTATGCCAGATTACAACAATGAATTAAAGGGAGTCCTATTTCTGAACAAGAAAAAAGAGACTGACAAGCACCCGAATTATAAAGGCACTTACACCCATTCAGACGGATTGGAATATTGGGTAGATGCTTGGGTTAACAAGAACCCTGACGGTTCGAGTAGGCTCAATTTCACCACTAAATTGAAGGAGGATGCAGCACCGAGGCCCCCCGCTCCAGCAGCCGTCACGAATGATTACGATTTACCATTTTAAACCCAAAAACTCCAGCCTTAACGGGTTGGAGGTTTTATTTAATTAAACTGTTTGCTTTACATTTAATTATCTTACATTTGTATATGAATATAAAACAGAAAGTCTATTACATCATCGGCCGAAAGTCTAAAAAGTGGCTATTTGGTAGGCTGCAAATCAATCACATGACATTCGAAATAAAATTACAGGCTATGAACTGGAAGGAATCGGAGGAGATGATGATTGATAAGTTGTTTCTGGAGGTAGGGTAATGACTCAAGCGCAATTCAATCAAAAGAAACTTTCTCGAATCGCTTCCATCGAGGCGTACGAATGGGCTAATATTTGGTATCGGTGCAGCCAGAAAGTTCCTGAACGGTCAAAGCTATCCGTTGACGGTGTCTACAAAAATACGGCACACCGTGAATATCTTTCGAAATGGCTCGAAGCGTTTATTTTGAAATATATCAATCGAACTTATCCAACTTGGAAAGCCCTAAAGGTTAATACCACAGGCAAGACCGTACCGAATCGAATAATTGGAGGTAATCGGGCCGGTGAAGTTATTGGCATACTGGCATATGCACAGGACGGATCAAAGCAAAGAGGCGAACTCGATATAAAAGTAATGAGGCCGATGCCGTTGCACACGATTTACTTTGAGGTCAAGATAGGTAAAGACAAATTATCGCAGGATCAAAAGGACTTTATTCAAGCGGGCTATGCTGAATGCTATGTAGTAAAGACATTGGATGATTTTTTAGAGGTAATGGATGGGATGAACGCAAATTAATCCAACTCCCATCCTCAATTAATATAAAACCTTGTCTTATGGCAGGGTTTTTTTGTTTGTAAATAATTTATTTACATTAGTGTATTTATTTTACATTTTGTAATTTGCAGTATGGAAAATAAAATATACTACCTTATTGGAAAGCACTCAAAATCTTGGGTTTGCGACCAGCTAGAAATTTCAAGGCCGTTACTTGACAAGCGAATTAAAAAAGACAATTGGAAGAAATCGGAGTGGTCATTAATTGAATCGCTTTACAAAAGTGAATTGATAAAAGAATGAGAGTTCCAAATGAATACATCATTGCGGAAAGCGACATTCTTAATGTAATTTCAGAGTTGGAGGATGAAAGATTAAAAACCTTAGATTACCACCAAAAAAAGCAAAAGGAAAGCCAAATTAATAAGCTTGTCAGGTCTATTGATTCGATTAGAACCTATGCAACCGTTTTAAGAATGGAGGCAATCAATACCAAGGCCAAAATTATAGCGGTTGAACAATGGCAAAAATGGATATTGTCTGAGAAAAATATTATTGAACCTGAAATCATGAAAGCCTACTATGATAAAAAGCAAAAAGAAGCAAATTAACCCACAAGACTATATAAAAGATGGTCAAAGAGGTTTGTCGAAGCTATGTAAAGAACTTTTTTCGCATGATTTTATTTACAATCACACGAATAAAGTTTGGCATTATTACCAAAATGGCTACTGGAAAAGCGATCAAATGAAACAGGTAAGAAAATATATTTCTGCTGAATTATCGCAAATAGTGGAGGATGAATATTTACGAGTGGATGAAATGTTTGAAAACGCCACAAAGGAGGATAAAAAGATGATAAAACCGATGTTAGATGAAACGCAAAACGCATTGAAATCCCTTGGTTTTAAGTCCTATATTGATAATGTGATGGAATTGGCTACCTCAGAACTGCCAGCACATGAGGGCATATTTGACAAAAACCCGTTTTTGTTTATTTGTGGTAATGGCGTAATTGACTTATCCGATATAAGTTTTACGCCTCATTCTCCGTCATACATGATTTCAAAAACACCCACGACAGACTACGACACTAAAGCAAAATGCCCTAAATGGGATGAGTTTTTGAACACTATTTTTCAAGGTAATGACGAGCTAATAAAATATATTCAAACAGCCGTTGGCTTTTCTATGTCTGGACTAAAGGATTTTCAAGGTTTTTTCTTTTGTTATGGTCAGGGAGCAAACGGCAAAAGCACGTTTTTCAATACGATAAAATTAGTGTTTCAAGATTATTATCAGTCCTTTCCCGTTGATTCTTTATTGACAAAAAACCAAACGGGAACGGATTATAATATTGCAAACCTGAAAGGCAGTAGGCTTGTTTTATCATCCGAAATACCAGAAGGAAAGAAATTAAACGAAGCCTTGATTAAAGATTTGACTGGAGGCGATACCATTTCGGCACGTCGAATTTATGGAGATCCGTTCGATTTTGAGCCAACTCACAAGCTTTGGATGTTCGGAAATCATAAGCCAATTATAAAAGGTGATGATCATGGCATTTGGAG